GTTTTATAATATAAAAACTTGAAAAAAAAAGTCAAAAGTGTTTTCCCAATTTCAAAAATGGACAAAAAAAATGTCCAAAAACGGAAAAGGCGAAAAGACTTTCGCAAAAAACCGTTTTTGTGACCATAATGAAAAATTAGCGTCTCGCGGGTATTTTTATTTTTTTTATTTTGTTATGATAAAAAAAATTATTTTTACGAAAAAGAATTTAGGCGATTTTTGTGTAACCATTATATAGTTACAAAATGATGACAAAAAAATCGCCAAAATCGCCGGAATTATTTTGTTGTTCAAAATGCGACTATACATGCAGTAAAAAAAGTGAATATAATAGACATGTATTGACACGCAAACATAAAAATGATGACACAAAGTTACAAAAATCGCCGGAAAATATTGATAAGAAACATATATGTAACTGTGGAAAAGAATATTTACATCGGCAAGGGTTGTATGTTCACAAAAAAAAATGTACATATGATGAATCACATATGGAAAATGAAACGATGGGTAATAAAGTAGACATTATTGATTTTTTGAAAAAAAACCAGGAGTTTCAAATGGATATGCAAAAACAAATGTTTGATTTTATGAATACAAACATAGTAGTGAATAATAATTCTAATATAAACAGCAATAATAAAACGTTTAATCTGAATGTGTTTTTGAATGAACAATGCAAAGATGCGATGAATTTGACTGATTTTGTGGATTCTCTCCAATTACAATTAACAGACTTGGAAAAAATAGGTGAATTAGGATATGTAAACGGGCTTTCTAATTTTATTATTCGTAATTTAAAAGCATTGGATATTAATAAAAGACCAGTTCATTGCAGCGATGCCAAGAGAGAAACCATATTTATAAAAGAAGAAGATAAATGGGAAAAAGAAAATGACGAAAACGAAAAATTAAATAAAGCCATCAAAACAATTGCCAATAAAAATATACGAATGATACCAAAGTGGAGAGAAAAATATCCGGAATGTGCTCATAGTGATTCTTGCAAAAGCGATCAATATAATAATATTATTATTAATTCATTAGATACAAACCCTATTAGCAATACAAAAATCATTACAAATATTGCAAAAGAAGTTAAAATTGTGAAATAAGATATGATGTTTAATAAGTGTAATTCATTTCGTAATTATATAACCCACTTGGGAATTGTTTACGGTCTTGAAATATAATACCTCTATGACCAGGAATATAACTTTGTAAATCATAACGTGCAACATTTGCAGGGTAGTATCCTGCAAATTCTTCTAAAATTTCATCAAGATGATAAAATTCCGATTGTTTTATAAAATGTAAAAACGTTTCTATACCTTTTTTTGATATACCTATTGCATGTAATCCACGAATATGTTTTGATACACTTATTACATCATGAGAATTTATTTGTATATTTGTATTTTTAATTTGTATATCATTATATGTAGCTACACCTAAATGAAAAAACATTGGAGAAATTGATTCGTATTGAATAATTTCATCAAGATGTATTTCTTCATGTGCATTTATATCATCTTCGAATACGTATGCATAATCTACACCTGACTCTAATATTTTATTATATATAGAAATCATGCTCAATTTAATTGATAATATTTTACATTCGTTTGGAATATGTTGAGTAACATGCACATGAAACCCAATTTTTTTAAGAACATTTTCTGAAAATTTTGCGCGTTCTGATTCTTTATTTGTCGTTAAAATGTAAGCATCTCGTTTCATTATTTTTTCACTCATAACTATATAATATATGTATAATATATAATATATGTATAATATATAATATATGTATAATGGATATAAAACCATCAATTTTCATAGTAAACGGATGTGGAATTGGTAATGTATTAAAAGGGTTTATTTCTTTTTTAAGTTTGAATGAAAATACTAAAATAGAATATGATAACAATTATATACTAGGTGATTATCAAAATATATTTGATGAAAAACATATACTTCACCCTGAAGATTTATTAAACGAAAATTATACGAGAATATTTTCTTGGAGATTTTTAATTTTGAAAGAAGAAGAATCCGTTCAAAAACATTTAGAAAATGAATTAACCGATTTTTCATTAGTAGACAAAATAAATAATATAATGAATATATTTTCAACATCTGTCGCAATTGATTCCTATTATAAACGCGAATTAATTTCAAATGCAGTATATGACCGAATAATGAAAGGAATACATAGAATAACATGGAATACACAAATAATGAATGAATTAAAAAAATTAGAAGAAAAAATTACATATCCTTCATTAGGAATATCAGTACGTACATGGGACGCCTCACACGAAACAAATGTTACTAGTTATAGAGATTTTAATATAGAAAGGTATAAAACAGCAATTGAAACAATAATAAATGATAAAAATTGGTCAAAAGAAAATTCAATATATATATCGTATGATAATCATAAAGTAGAACCTTATTTTTTAGAATTATTAAAAGATTATAATGTAATACATTTTAATAAAGAAAATCTTACACAATTACAATATGTTATTATTAAAATATTATTATTATCAAAATGTACACATTTAATATGTAATAGAATTAGTACATTTAGTGAACTTGTATATTGGTTTGGTGAATGTAACCAAACGGTTATTGATTTATAATATGATAACTATTTTACTATATACTATATACTATATACTATATACTATGGGTCTTTTAGTAGGTTGGAAAATATATAAAATGTTTACACAACTAAATGCAATCGTATTTTTTTCTTGAAATTTTCTTCATCCTGGAATAAATATAAAAAAAAATTCTGGTTATCATAATTTTGAAAACTCTCGCGAGACACGATTCGCGAAGCTAATTTCAAGTCTGGCAAAAATACCATATACTGAAATAATCCGTCGTTTCTCTCTATTTTATCAAATACATATCCATCATATTTTTTAGTTAATACTTCTGGGTTGTTGTAACATAAATCTAATAGAGTACAATCTATCTGTACTTTTCGGATAGAGCGCATAGTAACATTAATATACTCCAAGTCATCAATCCACTTCTTGTAAAATTGAGTCGCATTTTTGGAGAGTGAAACGATTTGCTTGTTTTCTTGTAGTTGGATAATATTTAGTAAATCCACCAAGCGACGAATTGGACTAGTAATATGTATGTACGCATCTAATTCAAGCAACTCATGACGAACCTCTTTATTTTGTTCCAGCTCCACACCATTTATATATTGACCGCAAGCGCCGCTATTCCATATTTTAATAAACTTGGTTACCCCTTCTGGGACAGAATCGGGCAATTCTATCTTTTTCTGTATAATAGTGGAACGAAAAACACCATTTTTATTCTCAATCATATTTTTTGCACAATGAAAATTCATAAATATCATTAAATAGGCAACCATATCATGACTGTCGCGAACATGAGCCATATATTTATATTTTAAGGAACACTTTTTTACACATGACATAATAGACAAATAATGTTCATTTTGTAATAAAGCCGGTTCTTCGTATACATAATTTTTAAACACTTTGATAAAACAATTGGAATAATTTATTTTTATGCATTCGTCGTTTTTAAAAAAAATATCCATTACTAATGCAATTCTAGTATTGTTTGCTTGTAAACTGCATAAACAGTCAGATAAAACAGTAGGAAGCATGGGTCTTTTTCGGTCAGGCAAATAAATGGTGGATATTCTACGCGAAAAAGAATCCCACAAATTTAACACGTCCATCCATATAGTGACATTGGAAATGTATATACTTAATTGTTGTACCCCATCTTCTAGATTTTTAATACTAAATGCATCATCAAAATCTAGACTTTTATTAGGGTCAATTGTTAAAATATGCCAGTCAGTTTGATTTGTTCGGTCAGCAATAGATGGATATTTGGCGCGGATTGTTTGTATTAGTTCCTCATGAGAAGAAGATTGTAATACTTTTGTGGTTTCTTTTTGAAATTTTTGAATAGATGCATTTAAACTTTTGCAATATAGTTGATATTCATAGAAATTATCTAAAATATCGACTGGACCAATTACTTGATTTAACAACCCATGCGGGTGTTTTTCATCCCAATCAGAATAAGAAAAGGTCACGTATAAATTATTAATTACTTTAGAAAATCCTATGTGTTTGATTTCATAAGGTATTAAAAAGGGAGGAACTCTCATATCATCTGGAATACATTTATATAGTAACTTTCCACGTTTTCTACCATATGTTTTGTTTCCATGAAGAATTAATACTCCAGGTAAGCTTCCACCAGAACGAATAGAAGAATGAACCATTTCAGCCTTTTCAACACCGTTTACGGTAACTATTTTAAAAAAATCATTGGTAAATAATTTAGATTGAATCGGGTCAATTATTATACATTTATCTACGTGTTTAAAATGTAGAGAATCTACAATAGACCATGATGTATATCCACGATCATTTACAACTAATTTATATATATCCATTTTATTGTATTATAACAAAATAATAAAATAAACTTAATTTAACTTAACTTAACTAGTTATATATAAATAACAAAAAATCTTTAAACCATTTTGCTTAAGAGTTCATACATGTTTGATGTCTTTCAATATCAAAATATAATTACATTTGTCATCCAAGAAAGATTAATATGTATGTTTAGTGTTTAATGTTTAATCTTTAATTACTTAAAGGAATAAAAGGTTCTCCTCAGCCACCCATCATATTTTTACTATATGTTCTAGACCTTTTTTTGAAAATACAAGTATGCTTTTTACAACAGCGAATAGTTTTTTTACATGTTTTTGTTTTACATTTTTTGCATTTTTTGTATTTTCTCATTGTTCTACATTTTGTGTGTTTTACCATTTTGGTTACAGTTATATATTACTAGTATAAAAAAATTACAAAAAATATAATATTATGGGTTGGTATTATTATATTTGTATTTTGTATATATAACAAAAATAAAAATAATGTCTTTAGGGTTTATAATATTACGAAACGTAATTTGTGAAAATACAAATAAATATTGGATTGAATGTTATAGATGTATAAGACAATTTTACCCTAGAAATAAAATTTTAATAATAGATGATAACAGTAATTATAAATTTATTACGTATATTGAATTAGAAAATACAACTATTATTCAAAGCGAACATAAAAAACGAGGAGAAATATTACCGTATTATTATTATTTACAACACAAATTATTTGAAAAAGCAGTAATACTTCATGATTCAGCATTTATTCAAAAATATATAGATTTTGAGACAGGAGTGGAGAATAAGTTTTTATGGAATTTTTTACATAAATGGAATAATGTAGATAGCGAGAAAAAATTAATAGAGAATCTAAATGAGAATGACTTATTATTATCCTTTTATAATAAAAAGGGTAAATGGAAAGGGTGTTTTGGATGTATGAGCGTGGTTTCACACGATTTCTTATGCATTCTTGATAAAAAATATAGAATAATATCAAATCTTATAGATAAAATACAATGTAGAAATGACAGAATGAGTTTTGAACGCATATTTGCATTAGTATTTATATATGAAAATAATGTAAACTCGTCTATTTTTGGAGATATCCATGAGTATATTAATAATAACAATTGGGGGTACAAATGGAAATATACCTATGATAATTATATACTTAATAAAGAAATGAATATATCAAATGATGAAATCACACCTTTGCCTATAGTTAAAGTTTGGTCTGGAAGATAGGTAGATTAAGAAATAGGGATTGGCAACGAATCAATGGAAGAAGTTAAATATATTTCTTTTTTGTCTTCTTCTTCTTTTATTTCTTTTTCCCCATTTAATTCTTCCCCATTTAATTCTTCCCCATTTAATTCTTTCACATTTAATTCTTTCACATTTAATTCTTGAATATCTATTTTTTTATTTGTATTTCTCTTAATATTTTGTATTTGAAGTGCATGCATAGCAATATAAGGAGAAATAGCCAAATTATTCATATAAGTTCTATATCGGAAACAAGAAATACTTGTGTTATTTTCAAATTGGATAGAATACCACCAATAAGATGGAATAAAAAGTGTTTTCCCAGGTGTTAATGTGAATTCTAAACATTTAATTTTATCAAAATCAGCTGAATAAGATGGTTGAATATTCCAAGGGTTAATTGGAGACCGAAACTCAAAATTCTCATAATCGTAATTTGGGTGTAAATAGCGAATGCTTTGTGGAGGGGACAATTTAATTTGTGCTTTTCCTTGAGTTAATAAAAAATAATTACGATAATTAATTTCATACCGAAAAGGCGTGTTTGAGCCAACACTTCCCATTAATATATCATAATTACAATTGGACACCATATATGGTCGTAAGAAAGCATCATTATAAGACATATTTTTAATTACTCCAGTTTCCTGTAAAAATTCATCATTGTTTTCAGATATATAACAAGCATCTTTATCTTCTTGAAATAATTTCATAGCTGCATGTAATGGTAGTGGCATGTATAATTCTGAGTTTTCTTCTTTTTCAGAAGTGTTTCTTATTTTCACCTCAAATGCATGATAATTTTTATAAATATAATCTTGATTTGTAGTTTCCATAATAGACTCATTCTCAAACTCAAACATTACAGGCTGTCGTATATCACATGTTTCCTCTAATTTATTTTTAGATTCTTCTTCTTCTACCATTTCATACATTTCTAAATCATTACTTGTTTTTAAATGAAACTGAATGTGTAAATAAATAAATAATACTAAACAAAATATAAATAATCCAACTATTATTTTCATATACAATCTTACATAAAAATAATAATAATTTTTTCTGCTATAGAACGAGAAACATTAATCAAAAACATAAAACATTAATCCTGAAATACAAAAATACAAAAAATGTACAAAGGGTTGGTTTAAAAATCAACTATTTTAGGGGCTATATAAAAAACACATGAACTGTTATCACCTAAATCATAGAATAATTTCATAGGCAGTTCTTTATTTATAAAAAAATGCAATGTATTAGACAATTTATTATTCATGCACATTTTATAAATATAGTTTAAGCTATAACTAGTTTGAATAATTTCGTCCTCTACAATACTATATTCTTTTAAATCATCAATAGGGATATCCACTTCCATTTCTCCTGAAATTCCCATTGCAATTAATTTAATAGAATTTTCATTACATTTAATATTAATATCACTCCCAAACAATAACATCTGTGAGATAATTTCAGTAATTTGTTTAGATTGCATAACAAACTCCACATCATAGTCTGTTTCAGGAATCTCCATTATATCATAGTCAAACTCTGCTAAAGGTATTTTAAAATGTTTATTAAAATATCCGTTCCCCTCTTTTTTAGTAAGAATGTGAATACTTAATTGACTATCCTCATTCATTTCATCATACTCTAATTCCATATCATTATGTTCATTTGCGACACTTATAGTAGTGTGAAAAACTTGACTATCAAAACAAATATAGCATTTAGAGGTTGTTTCATAAGAATCAAACCATGTGTTTTGTATTTTTACTTCAAACAGACATATATGAGACTTATCCATACCTTGAATAAATACATGGTCTAAGTCAAATAACACACACAATAAATTGCTGCAATTTTTTAAATTTTGAAATAAGGCAATAAATAATTCCTTCTTGCCTTTATCTTTTATAGAAAGTTTCATTAATCAAATTATATATTACAAATACAACGCAACTGTTTATATCTTTTTTTTATAAATTCATAGTCTACAAATTCATAGTATACAAATTCATAGTATACAAATTCATAGTATACAAATTCATAATCTACAAATTCATAGTATTATACTTATTCTTTTTACCATTTTTTTTGTCTTCTTTTACTTCGGCAACTGTTGTATCCTCTAACTGTTGTTCTGTTACTGCGGAGGTCTGCGACTCAGGTAAAGCTTCTACAACATCAGTTGTCGCGGATGGTTGAATAATTTGAGTTTCCAAATACTTTAGTTTTTCTTGATATTGTTCTTCTGTCTTTTGTGCTTTCTCTTGCATTTCTAAGACAAATTTTTCAAATTTCATCACGTGGATCATTAATAAATCTTTAATATCCCTCAATTCCTGTTCTATTTTGACTATTTTAGTAGTATCCACAGGAGGGGATTCCCTCTTTTCAATGCTATCAACTCTAGATAGAAGGTTATTAATAATCGTTTTATCTAAAGGGAGCATTTTTTCATTTCCTGCAAAAGAAGATGATGATTCATTTTCATGAGTTTGTTGTTGTATAAATTGTTCGGCTCTTCCTAAACGAAGAGTAATTAGCCCAATTGCATCTGAAATAGAAATTTTAGTCAAAGGAACTGGTTGCTGTTGTTGTTTTTGATTATAAGAAGAAGCTTGTTGTTGGGACGAAGTCTTTTGTTGTCCTGGATAAGTTCCAGGTCTATTTGTTGCAACTGATACTGGTTCCCCTGCACGTTTTTGTCTTGCTGATGCTATTGACCTAGAACTCATTAGTTTATAAAATAATGAAATAATATGTTTTTATACTCTTGACGCATTTCCATAATTTTTCTTTTGTAAAATTTGCTAAAATAAAATTATTAAAGATACAATAATAATATCAAAATATATATTTTAGTATTATTACAGAATTTTAATATATTAATTTCTTTTTATAAATCATATGGAAAGTTCGCCTGATTCAAAAAAAAGTTTTTTAAAGTATGTTTTTAATTTTGACGAAGATAGTAAATCAGAATTAATGAACATTATACAAGTTGGATTAATTGGAATTATTCCAGTAACTATTTTAATAAAATTGTTAGAAAAATATATTCCCGAGTCAGATGACAAAAAAGGAAGTATGGAAATTTTAGCAGAAATAGTTATTCAATTAATTTGTTTATTAGTAGGGCTCTTTTTTGTTATACGTGTAATTATGTATTTCCCAACATTTAGTGGTTTAGATTACCCAAACGTATCAATTATTACAATTGTATTGTCATTATTAGTATTCATGATTAGCATAGAATCAAATTTAACAGATAAAATAAATATACTTTTAGACCGGTTATATGAATTATGGGAAGGCAAAACAGCAGATAAGAAAAAAGGTCAATCTCAATCAAATTCAAATAATACTAATGTAAAAATCACTCAACCGATTTCTCAGAATCCAATATTGAATAGTCAACTGCCAAATAGACAGATAAATTATAATGATGGAACATCTATTAATTCTTTACCAACACAAGATATGACAACCTCATCTCATCAGCAATTACCTAATTACAATGCAATGTATCGCAATGATAGTACGCCATTAGTTAATGCTGCAAGTCCTGGGCAAACAAATGAAGGATTTAGCAATGAGCCAATGGCCGCAAGTGATGCATTAGGAGGAGGATGGGGAGGGTTTAGTTCATGGTAAAAACAAAAATAAAACCAAACATATAACAAAACAAACACCACAACGAATACAAAATAAATGAGTAGAAATTATATTATAAACACAAATTATAATATAATATACAAGTAACAATGGAAACAAATCAATTATTAAAAGCACTAGAAGATGATTCAAATGAAAAACTATTGAATTTTACATCTGCTAAATTGAAAGCAATGAATCTACAAGTTTTAAACGAGCTTCATTTATCTAAAAAAGAAACAATTGAAATTCTACAAAAATTAAAAGAATACAAATATGTGGATGAAATGGATGAATTAAAGTACGGAACTTATTTGAGATGGATTCCTATTAATAATCCAGAATACATTTGTTTAACCAAAGGAGCTATTTTTTGCAATTTAAAAATCACGGATGAAGGTATATTTATTGTATGTAAAAATCATGGATTTGGTCGTCGTCATTTTCAAATAAAAATGGATGAATGCCTGCTTTTTCAAAAACTGACAAATCAAGAGTTAGTATTGTTAAGCGCATTAGACCATTTATCTAAGTAAATCAATTTACGGGCGGCTTATCTATAGGCTTAGGATAAATTTTAGAAATTTTCGCATTATTACCATTAGGTAAAAAAGGTACAAGTGAAAAATAATTAAAGATATGCAAAACATGAGAGGACCGCGTTTTTGAGCCTTTTTTACCCTTTGGACTCTTTTGACTCTTTTGACTATTTCTACTATTCTTTTTACTAGTGATACTATTAGTATGATTCAATCTCCATTTTTGTTCTCGTATTTCTTTATCAGATAAGATGCGTTGGGGAGTTGCTCTAAATAGATTAAATGCAGATTGTTCATTCATAATTTATTTTATGCGTATATAACTATGACATTATTTTTTTACGTGATTTTCGCTTATAATTTACAATGCAACAATCCTCAAAAAGACCTGGAATAAATTTTCTTTCCTCAATCAATCTCAAATGACCACCATGTAGAGTTTTTTTAATTGTACCTAATCGTTTTCCTTTACGGTATTTCGTAACACTTTTATGTCCTTTGCCATTTTTTACAGAAACTTTACGGATTGTTTTAATTCCATTTTTTTGTAAAATTTCTGTTCCTTGATAACAAAAACAGGAATGAGACGGCCTGTTCATATATATATAAGATTTAGAATAATTATACTTATCCAAAAATATAATAAATAAAATATAACAAATAAAATCTGACAAAACAAAATAAAATATAATATAAAATATGACGACACCAAAGTTAAATATTATAAGAATATTGGTCCACGTGTTTCATATTTTATTAGTAGGTGGATTGTTTTTGTATGTAGGAATAATTAGAAGTAAAATTCCTAAAATATTATTCCCTTTTTTATTTGTATTAGGCAGTATTATTATTGTATATCACATTTATAAAACACACGGATATATAAAAGCTGGAATAAATCCATGGGTCAATTTAATACATATATTGTTCATTGGCCCATTATTATTATATATTGGGTATCGCGGAGAGAATACACAAAGATTGTATTTTGAGCTCCTTTTGATGTTTGGATTTGCTTCTATTGGATATCATGGCTATTATTTGTTTACTTTATTGTTTACATAATCTTATTCTAATCTAATATAGTCTATTGTAATATCCATTTTTTAGTTAAACCCAGTTGAACACTTTCTAACGCTCCTTCAGTCCAACCTTGATTCATACTAACTACTTCCCCTACCACAAGCATATCTGGTTGCGGATGTTGAGCTTGCCAAATAAATGTCTCTCTCTCTTTGTATTTTTGTTTATTCAATGGACTGTAATAATGTGTACCAATAGGCCAATAATAATCTTTCATGGTTATTAAACTTAAATTACTTTCTGGAATACCGAGTGATTTTTCAATTAATTTGCAAATAATGGCTCTGTTTTGAGATGTATTCTTTAAATATTTTTTTAAAAACATCGCATTATTATTATCACTATAAGATATCATGTATATTCCTTTTTCGGCATCCATAGGAATTATTTTTTGAATAGGACCAGATACTATGGTATACCCTTTCACATATTCTTTCATAAGTAAAGTAGAAGATTTTGTAAATTTCCCATATAGTCGTAAAAAGGGTTGTCCATGTATTTCTTGATAAATACTATTTTTTAATTTAGCCCCGGAGACAAGTTCTCTTATACTAGTAATAGTAGTGGCAACAATAACTTTATTACATAAATATTGATTGCCTGATAAGGTTTCTACAATAAATTGCGAATTTAGATTTAGATTACCATTCACTCCCATTTCATTTGTTTTCATTTTATGAATATGCACTACATCCTGAGAAGATTTAATATTTTTTTCACCAATACGCGCAACTAAAGAAAGAACCAATTTTTTCCATGGAACATGTATAATTTTTAAGCAACATGAATTATCCTCCATTCCATAATTTTCTAATGTTTGCAATGCATCTTCGTTCTCATAATCCGTATATCCTATGTTTTCTAAAAATGTTTGATACTTTTCTTTTCCAAGTACATGCGTAGCGAACTGTTTAAAAGTAACAGATGGATATTGTTTATATCTTTTATTATACACAACTTTTAAGAATTCCATTGTTTTATCTACGTCCATACGTTTGATAGTACTAGAATAAAATGGTTCCAATACTCCATGATGAATAGGTATGCGTAATTCTTTCAATAATTTCATTAATAACCCATCTTTCTTTTCCCGTCCAATTCCTGCTCCAGTAACAATTTCTGTTCCACAAAACATTTCATTCCCTATTCTTCCGCCAATCCATTGTTTTTTATATTTTTCAAGAATGACAAAAGAAGTTTGAGGGGACAATTGTTGAATTAAAAATGCACTATACAATCCTGCAATTCCGCCTCCTATAATAACAATATCCTTAATTGTGATGTCTTTACTGTATGTATTGGGCATATAAATATAATATATATAAATTATATTTATTGAATTTTACATTTATTTTTATTAGTTTCTGTATTTTTTATTAGCTTCTAGATTTTATTTGTTTTCGTTTTTGGGTTTTATTTAATTTGGATTTTTTTCTAAACTCTACACTTGCTTTTCCTTTACATTTAAAGTTTCCTCTTGTATAGTCCTTTGTATTAAATATAGTTTTAGTA